CTGGTCTATACACAGAAAGCCACTCAGCGCAAAAATCTGCATATGATTTATCAAGGTTTACACAAATATGTGCAATACTAGCACGTTCAGCAACAGACTTCATCATCTGCCTCTGCTGTTCGTACTTGTCTTCACCATGATTAAACCACTCCCTAAGAGCACCATCTATGTTCTGAGCAGCTGCCTGCTCAGGAGTCAATGGCGCGTTCTTTGGACGCAGGTAACAATGTAATGATTTGTAAATGGACTTATCCAATAAAGCGCCTATGTTAACACCCAATGCGGGATGATAAACATTTTTACGCTTCAAGAATTCAAAGCTATCAATATCTAAGAAATCAGTAAGAACTGAATCTTTATCCGGCATGGTATAAACCTGCCCATATAAACGCAAGAATTCGGATAAACCCTCGATTGTGAAATTAGTTATGCTCTCACTAACTGATCCGATATTATCATCTCCGTAAGTCATAATAGAGACAACGTCTCTAAATTTGACCCTATCGTCAGACCCTCCACGAGGGTTGTAATAGTAGAAATAACATCGCATATTTAGTGAACCACATATACCGTTGATAATGACTGTCAATGAGTTCCCACTTATGTGAGTTCCCTCAGTCAGTCCTATCAAATCACCATTAAATGCAATAAATGCATAAACTATATCTCCGCACATGGTCTCCATGACAGATATATCTTGGGTAGTATATGCTGGGCAAACTCTAGCACAATCGATCAAAATACGCAATGAAGCTAAAATTAATTGGGCTGGTAATTTCTGGTCATATTTACCATAATCACCACCAATTATTCGATCCATGCCATGCTTCACAGCATGCGTGTAAAATGCGTCCCATTCTGGGCCATGGGAATTTATTCCCACAGCACACTCAGACACCAATGGATTCATTTGTAACACGCGTAACAAAGGTAAGAAATACTTCCTGACTAAAAATGTCAGAGAGATAGAACTCGCATACATAATACGACACTTGTCTTTAGACAAAATCTCGTCTTTCTTGCAAGCTTTTGCTATAACGTTGGCTCTAACGCCTAACTTGTAGCAACTCTCTACTCTCTGTATCTCATCCATAATGACAGGCTCAAATTCTCTATTTGAAGGCCAATCATCAGTGGGCTCTAAATCTATAACATATTTACGTTTCTTACCCTTAAAGGGTATACCCATAGATGTGTTAAGATTAATAGCGTCAATAAATTTCACTCCTTTGATACCATTAATATTTTGTTGATCAGTCAACGGCTTACACGAACTCCATAAAGAGCTAGTGAATAGCGGTACTACAGATTCTTTATAATCTAGTACGGCTATTTCCAATAAATCTGGAGGATATGGCAAAGCAGGAATAGCAGCATTAGCTAGACATTCCTGCCAACCATACCAATCTGGATTAAACTTGGGGCCTCTAAATACATTTGGATATCCACAAACATCAGTAATGTACTTACTAATAATAGTGGGTCTCACATCTGATTTAGTTACTGATCTACCTATACACGAGCCGTAATAGGCAAACTGTGAATTCTGAGGTAAATAGTTTAATGGGCTCTTCTTATGCAAAGGATCATCTACAGTGATTTGAACACCTTCTAAAGTTGTTTTAAATTCACTGGCTGACCCAGTTATAAGGACACCTTCTAATTGTTTCAACTTATCAATAGCTGACAACAATTGACTTTGAGTGATAGAACCATAACACCCCTGAGGTGTATCAGCTATACCGCCCAAATGCATACCCATTATAACACTACCTTGTGTCTCAGATATCAATGTAGCACCACACATGCCTTGAAAGGTGTTGATAGATAAATTTCTATAACGACCACCAACAAATTCCATGTATGTGCTTACAATACCAGGCTCGCTAAATCCCTTAGCAAGTGTTACTACACCTTCTATATTTCGCCATAGCACCCTAAATGGTGCAGCTGGCATGTTATCTATGGGAAAATGTTCTATCAAATTCTTGAAAGAACCCCCATTGGGTGTATAACATAAACTCAGATCTGTGTCCTCAATATGTATTGCGAACTTTCTGTGCAATCTAGTGGCGAATTTTCCGCCACTAGACTCGGGATTTTTCTTTCTAAATGTGCAATCCAATTGATCACCATACGACTTAAAATAGTGAGTAGGTATCAAAATAACATTGGATGTTATCATTAAACCATTAAGCATGGCATTACCTTCCTCACGGTTGACTGTGCCATATAATAATGATTTGTGAACTATAGCTTCTATATGATCTGCTATAGCACGTTTAGAATTGTCTGACACAGGCAATGGTGTGACAGACACTGATGTCCAAACATTGGTTTCATTATCCCTTTGAACTATATCTTCTATAGACTTAGGTTCTAATGATCCCTGTGAATCAACTTGATTCAACTTGTATGCGCGATATGCTCGAGCTAATCCATATATAGATGCTATGCCTACAACGGCAGCACACAAATATGCGGCGTACTCATCACGATATCGCTTCAACATTGGACTTATTTGCATGTTTTCACTCCGCAATTTCTTAAAAGCTTCTTCCTCAACTTCCACATAGGCACGCGAGGCAACTGCCAAGTAATATATACCTAATGTAAACATAACAAAAGGCATACATTTCAATGGCAAATAAGCTATAAGCAAAACAAAAAGAGCTATTAACTTTAAAGCTAAAGTGTACATCTGACTATTATAATCAGTCATAACATCATGCTTTAAAATCGAAAACATCTGCTTCCTGATAAAAGGATGCTCCAACCAAGTGGCTGGAATACACTTCACCCACGAATAGGTGTCCAGGAATGAAATACTAGTCGTATAAATGTACTGAGCAGCTTTATGATCAACTTCATCATAAATCTTATCGACACGTTCACGCAGTTTCATCTTCCACCACATATTTGCGATGGTGCGAACTGTTTCCTTGCCGAATTGTGACTCAAAATCACTCACTACGGGAGTATCTTCTACCACAGGATGATATGGGCAATTACCACACAAGTGCACACACTTAGGGTGTGCGCACTTTTTAAGGGCAGTCTGCCTATTTTTCATACCTAGCAAGATTCCATCCTGCTTCTTGATATGACTATCAAAGGACTCTATAGACCATTGTATGGCTTCAGTAAAAGATATACCTATCATCTTCTTGCCATTCCACTCAACTGGTTTATATGAAGCCACTTGATGCATCTCTTGTGGTTTCACCGCCTCATTAATGTCTACTGTCCAAATATCATCAAACAGTGGTGGTGTATACACACCATCTACGGTGTAGTGGTCTTTAACCTTATCGGTATCGATACCACACGTAACACCATCACTAATGATTTGAAATTCAGGCTTAGCTTTAACTGTAAAACTCTTCAGCCTTCTCTGAATAGAGTAAGGACAATTAGAGTAATCACCAGCCGCTAAATTTTCAGTATTAGTGGTAGCCAATACTATGTATGGCTCCACAAAACACTTACCTTTAGCTTCAAGCTCAGCCTTTGGCGCATAAAACATTTGATTATTAATCACGTTAATTATAGCGTCAGTTGGGGGTTTTTCAACAAAAGCTGCTTTAGTATTAGCTACGTCATCAAATATTAGAACTAACTTATCAGATGTCCAATTGGACATATACCTATCATTAGGATTGTAAGCTGCTCTATATTGTTTACCAATTGGTAAATCCTGACTAACTAATAAGGCATCAATTAATTGATCACCCAACATGGTCTTACCCTGACTACTTTCGCCAAATAAAGATACCGCCCAGGGTGCTTTACGCACTCCTGAGGCAACTTTCAATGCGACATAGTCGTTTTGCATAATCAAAATCTTCTGGTATTTGTCCATGACTAACTTCTTATCTAGTCCTTTTAAGGACACAGCTACATCTCTAAGAGATGTTGACAAACGATTAAGACGCTTATCAAATTCTGCTTCAGAAATGTCAGAATGTCTGTCCAAATTGCCATTACGAGCCAACTCGTACCAAGCCATAACACGAGCATACTCGTGGTCAAGCTCAAGTGCGGTTCTATCGTTGATCAGCAAGGGTTTAATTGACCCAGATTGATAACATAAATAAGCACCCTCAGTGAAAAATATAACAGTTTCGAAAATAGCATCAGCTATATCAAATGCATTGTTATGTTTATCATTAATTTCGGGTACTAAAATGTTAAATTTACCAACACTAAATGTAACTTTAGTGATCTCACACAAGCCTAAAGAGACTAAACAACCCAACAACTTGGAAATTTGTTTAAAGGCTCTATTAGACTTACACAACTCCCAATTCTGGCGAGCATCCCTGAGGCATTCTAGCCATGCAGGGTTATCACTAGATTGAGAAACGGATAATGTATCGCAAATGTATTCCTTCACCGTTAAAAATACGGATCTGGGTAACTTACCATGAATCCACTGCATAACAGATGTTATAACACCTGCTGCAGAGGTCTGGTATGTTAAGTTGGCGAGCAACAAAAACAATGATTCAACATGATGATAAATGTGGTCAGAAATATCTAGACCAGAAAATTTGGTTAAAGCTTCTAAAGCAAACGATGTGGATGCTATAGACTCAAGGCCAAAATGTGGTTCATAATTACCACTACAAAAATCATCGATGTCAATCGATTTGTGAGATACCTTGGTAAATGGTCTACGTGCTGCACGACGAGCGTCAGCAACTTTCTTAACGTATCCAAAACGTCTGACTAATTTGATATCGCGATCAGTGGAGCTATTAAGCTCTACGTCATTAGCAATATTAAAGTCAGAACGGATACGTGCTCCTCTCGTGGAGCCAATAATCACAAGACCATCTGTGATCATATACGGACAATATTTAAACTCGGAATCGTTAATAATAATAGAAGACATAGTTTCATATAAAAGTTTGGTTCGAGTTCATTAGTATTTTTTGAGCGGATTACTTTTCCTCATCTCCCATATACTAATAAATTATCATAAGAATTTTCAAATAGTACTATCTTTTTGTACAAAAACTGCTACCCGATTTACCCATACGGAACGGACAGTAAATGTTAAAAGATAATAAGATTCGTACGTTATTGTGTAAAAAAATTAAATAAGTTAAAATTACTCATAAGAGTGCCAGAGTAGGGATTGTCAAAAACCTCTCTGGTGGGTACCACCCATTTTAAAATATAAATTTAGAACTTTTGCAATCGACTAGAATCACAATGCTAATTTACTTGTTAATA